CTACTCTGTTAACAACAACATTGATTGCCGCACCTAAACCTGCACCTAATGTTTTAGCGAAGTTCATCGCTCCACCAGTGCTGAAAGCATTATTCATTAAGTCCATTGTATCTTTTAGTGCAGATGATAAACCACCTTCACCAACACTTGCGGCAAATTGTGTAATATTATCTTTTAGATTAGAGAACTTACCACCCATTGTTGCGGCTTGATCAGCGATACCAGTAGCATAACGACCACCTTCTTCGCCTAACGATTTAAGTGATTCCATAAGTTCTTTTGCTGAACCACTTGCCGCTACAGTAGTATCACCCATACTTGCAACAAACTTATCGTTCTCTTTACGAACTTTGATACCAAACTCTTTAAGTCTCTCAAACTCACCAGTCAAACCATCTGCAACTGCTTCTGCAAGTTGCTCAAAAGATTTGCCATTTGCGGCAGCGATATTACCAAATGCTTCTAATGATTCTGTTGATGTATCGATACCATTACGCTTTAAGATTGTAAAAGCGTTTGTAACTTCATCTAACTGAAATGGGGTAGTTGCAGTAAAGTCTTGTATCTGCTTGAAAGCAATAGATGCGTTCATAGCTGACCCAGTAACAGTTTTAAGTCCTGCTTTTAATGACTCGAACTTAGTTATTGTCCCAACAAGTCCACTTGCTAGTTTGCCAATACCTATTGCGGCTGCCGCTAAGCCTATTCCTTTAAGAGCGCCAGATAATGCTCTGCCGCTCTTTTGTGCTTTTGCACCGTTTCTATTAAATTGATCTACTTGACGATTAATACGTTTTAGGACCGGGCTGGCTGAATCCGTCGCTGATATTATCAGATTGATGTCGCTCATTGTCTCTCCTCATTAACTCGAAATAACTACTCCAGTATGTTACTTCGTATGCTGGCATTTCCATAACTTGAGAAACACTCATTTTAAGTTCATGCGCTAACTGAAACGCAAAATACAGTTCCCGGTCCTGTTTTAGTTTCCCAGTGCTTCCTCTGCTGACACTACGTCTTCTTCAACATCGTTCATTGCTGTAACAACTTTGAGAATAATATCTGGATCTACTTCACGCATGATCTCATTTTTCTCAACTTGCTTGAACATCTTCTTACCGTCAGCATCAATCGCTCGTAGGATTAACATCTCTACAAGTGCTTCTGCTGTTTTACCTGCGTTAGTTAGTTCGATAACTTTACTTTGCTGTGCAAAGTTCAAGCCACCCATTTTCCAATACACTTTTGTTTCCCACTCTGGAACATCAATTGAGTTTAACTCACCTGAATTTAGTGAATGGAAATGTTTTTTTGCTTTTTGTAATACACTCATCTTCTTTTGCCCTTTTTACGCTTTCTATCGTATTTACCCGCTCTACTATTGGCGAGTATTTTGTCCAGTGTAGGTTTGTGAAACCCGTCTGGAGCTTGTCTAGAGATACCTTCATCTAAGTATGAAATGTACTCCACCTTATTATTTATTTCAGCGCCATTTCTTGTAAATTTCTTGCGCCAACCTGATCGGGCTTTCCCTGTCTTTTTAGGTGTGTTCTTTCTAACCTCTCGCAAATAGTCATCGGTTATTTCGTTGACTATTGAACGAGTGATACTGTTTAGATCGATATTACCTTCTACACGAAAGGAAAAGCCCATTTTTAGTTCTCACACAATTATGTTGTTACGAAACCAGTTGCCGCATTTGAGATAGTTAGATCAGAGTTACCTTGAACTGTGATTGTCATCTCTGCCATGCCGTCAAATGCTACTGAACGTGATACACCAGTTACATAACCGTAACCATCGTATGACGTGTTAGTGTCTGATGAATCATCTACATACAACTGAAAGAAGTATTGATCACCAGCAACGATAGCGCCTGTTGCGTTAGCCACATCTTCAACTAAGATTTCGTTATCTTGTGTAGCATCGTCGAACGGAATGTAAAGTTCTACAGTACCAGTCCAAGTCTTGAATGTTGGAAGATACTTGCGAATTCCGTCTGAACTCATGTTTGTGTATTCTACTGTGTCCATAGTGTGTTCAACACTCCATGAACGAACTTCAGCGATAGTTTCATATGTGCCCTCTGTTGGGTCGTCGTATGAACCGCCGAGTGTTGAAGTAGCGATTTTTACTGCGCCACTTTTACCTGTGCGTACTTGTCTTGCCATTATGAATGCTCCTCATTTAGGTCTAAATTAAGTTGTTCTACTACTTCTTCAACGACTGCTTCTTCAACCGCTTTAGTTTTCTTTTTAGTAGATTTTTTTGTTTCTTTTAACAGACTCCAACCTTTTTTCTCATAGATTGCTTGCTCCTTTGCAGGAACACTATGAATTCGATCTGAGCCTGGTTTAGTCATTTTTACTTGCATTACGTGTCTCCAGTCGTGTAAGTGTAAATCACCTCGGCTGTCATTGTGAACTGAGCGTATGGGTGTTCCATTGGTTCCCCCATAGTGATTTGTATGATTTGGAAGTTATGAGCGTTCTTGCTTCTTTCACGGTCTTTATCAAGTTGTTCTTCAAGTGCTTCGATTAGAATATTGCATTCTTCATCAATAGTCTTATCGTTAGCTCTAACAAACACATTGATTTCAATGTTTAAGACGCCTTCACGTTTCATTTGTGTGCGTGAATACCCCATTGTGATGTCTTCACGGGATTCATTACCCGTTGTTACAACAATGTGAGGAAACGCAGTTCTTGCGAGATTGTAAAATTCAGTCTGATCTCTAAACATTGGCTCACGAGCAACACGACCCAACTTTACAGTTCGGATCGCCTTAATCTTAGCGATAATGTCTTCGACTATCTTCTCTCTTTTACTCATCTTACAAGCCTATCCAATCTTGTGTAAACACGTTCTGCTTCGCCGTATTCTCCGTCTGAATTATCATCATAATCCACCCCAGAAGTTACTTCTAACTTGAATGTGTTACTAAATCTGTCTCTGTAAAACCCTGACATTTCTAAAAAGGTGTCGTCTGGTCTAAAACTGCTTAGTTTTGGAAGAATGAAATAAGCAAGTGCGGCATACACAGTTGTCTCTTTCCATTGTGCTGGGTTAAGTTTGTCTCCACTGAAATCGTTAGAAACTCCCCTCCACCAATCAGACTTTAATTGTTTTTTGACCATATCAGTTGCTCTTGTTAACTCGGAAGTAAAATCTACAACTTCATAATCGAAAATGTCTGGGACATAGTCAGCAACATCATTATTTGTAGCAAAATTTGCCATTTCTTTCTCCTACTAAGAGAGAGAGCAGAAGATTCTGCTCCCTCTAACTATTTTAGTTAGACTTAATTATGCAGTTTTGTTTGCAGAGCGAATACGTACAGCACGTGCCGCATCAACAAGTACAGGAGCTGCGTGTAGAGAACCTACAAGATCAGTGCCTAGACCAGCGATGTTACGAGCCGCTTCGATTTCTACACCACGGAACATTGCACAACCGAACGCATCTTCTGCGAACATGATACCAGTCCAGTGATCATCGATATCACCTGGTGTTGTTGATGCGATGTATGCTGATGAGAAGATATTCACACCAAACAATGAACCTACTAGACCAGAGCGCATTGCTTGGTTTTGTGCGTCTGATGCTGCGAAATCTGCTGATGTTAAATCACCGATTAAGTTTTGGATCTGACGTGGGTGTAGGATACAGTTCAATTGACCTGAGAACTTTGCTTCACGTACAGTTGCGATTGCTTCTGCCATTAGATCAGTTGTCATTGCGTCTGCTTCTGCTGCGTTACCGTTGTAACCTACAGATGCGATACCTGTATCTGAGAATAGTGCAGTTACATCTGTGTCGAACTTTTCTGCGATTGCACGACCAAGTACTGTACCTACGTTTGCTGCATCTAGACCACCAAGGTCTTTTAGTAGCGCACGTACTGCGTATGTTTTTGCTGATACGTTGATACCAGTGTTTGATACGTTAGTTACTTCTAGCTCTTCGATTGTTCCTGATGTTGCATTGTATGCTTCTGTTGAAACATCTGATGCGCCTACTGCTGAGAACTTTGGGATCTGTGCTGTTACTGAACCTGCTGGCACGTCATACATTTTGATTAGACCGCCTGGTAAGTAAAGTGAGTTTTCATAACCAGCAAAGATTGCATCCTGACGAGCGTTTACGAGCAAGCCAGAAAGATCGCCAGCGTTTGTTACATTTGTATTTGTTACATTTGCCATGATAATATTTCCTTAATATTAAAAGCCGGATTGTTTTCTTTTAATCTCGGCATATTTTTGTCGATGCGCAGGGATTTTCATGTCTAAATCAGCGATGTTAATATCACCGTTAGACTTTTCGCCCACAGAAGTCTCACTACCCGAACCACTCGGACCTGCACGTAAGAAATGTGGATTAGCGTCAAGAAAACTATTCACAAGCGAATCTACTCCTAATGGAGTAGCAGCGTTAGTATCGTAAGCGATTTCACCGTTTTCGTTTAATACATAAACTCCACCGTCATCACCCAACTTTACTTTATCTCGGAGAAGTGATGCTACTTGCTGTGGAGAAACTGCGTTTCTATCGCCAGCAACTTTAAGTAGTGATCCTTCAACCAATTCTTTGTGTAGTTGAGACTTGAGACCCGCAATTTGATTGTCGTGATTTGCTTTTTGCTCTTGCAAAATCTTCTCAAATTCACCACGCTCTTTACGTGCTTCAAGTTCTTTATCTTCTTGTGCTTTTTTAAGAGAACGATACTCAGTCATATCAATGTCTTCGTATTTCTTAGATTGTTTTACCAATCTTGCTTTTACGATTGCATCAACTTCATCTTGAGTGAATGTTCTACTTTCCTGGATAGTTGTTTCGGCAGAAGTTCCAGTTTCTTCTATTTGCTCGCCGTTGCCCATTGTCTCGGTCATGGTATTACCTAAGCCTCCATTAAATGTGGGAGTAAATTACTCTACTAAATGTGTATTTGTCCCTACTTGTATTTAGTCTTTTTAGTTTTCTTCTTTTTAGCAATCTTTTTTGCTGTTTTTTTAGATGAATACTTCATTTCTTTTTCTTCCTCTTTGTTCTTGCTTTAGTTGCTTTAACTGCTATTTTCATACCTTTGTTAAAGCTAGGCGAGTGAGGCGATGGTTTCCCGCCTCCACCTGTTGCATACTTGAACCCTTGTTTGTGTCCTCCACAATCTGATGTACAAGTTGAACCTCTAAACTTCATCTTAGCCATTATCGGACTCCAATAACTCTGCTTTAGATGAAGCAATGTCTGCCGCTGAGATTTCTGGGTGTTGTTGTAAGATTTGTGCATCTGTTAGACCACCCATAATCATCTCTTGAATATGTGCTGAACGATTTTCTGGTGTTGTTACAGGCATTCGACTTCCTGTTACTACGCCTTCAATCTCTGCTGTAATCTCATCAAGTGCATCACCATCTTTAACAACGATACGAGCAATCTGCTTGTAAAGTTCTTGTGTTAGTGTTCTACTTGGTGGGTTCATTTCAATAACGGTCTTGAAATTTACGATGTCTGCGTTATCATCACGTAGATCAAACTTCTTTTTGTATTCAATGAAATAATCAGTGTCAAAGCGTAGTCCAGTCCATATTTGGAATAGATCCCAAATCTTCTTCTCAAACTTTTCAAGTTCTTGTGCTTTATCACCCAGTTTGTTGTTCAGCATATTGAACTCAACTTGTAGAGCAACACCTGACTTAGCAACAGTCTTAGTTGTAGATACTGCTTCTAAGTGTGTCATCTTCATAATAGATGCTTGTTGTTGTTCGATCACTTTAATGATTGAATCGATTGAAGCACCTGATGGTTGCAACAAGTATGGTTTTAGTTCTGGTGTTGTTGTACTTTCAACAGTAATAATCGCACCTGCACCTGCCGCTACATCTACTTCTGGTGTTGCAACTAGTGATGGGTGTGATGAGATACGAATGTTTTGTTCTGCTTCACTCATCAATCCGAATATTGATTGCTGAATTTTAGCAACATCTGTAATGTCTGATGTTCCCAAACCTCTAACAGGAGATGCGTTTGCTTTAAGTTGAACAAAAGGTATCTTACCGATTGGATTTGCTATTTCTTCTAATAGTGTTGCGTTCTGTGATCCACTTGAAGTATCAAGTCTGTATCGTTGAATATTTTCTTTAGACCATAAACGGTAGATTGTAGTTTCAGCGGTTTCTGCTTCTTTAACAAGTAATGTTGTTAGTTCATAGCGACCTGTTGGTTGCTTTTCGTATGACCAGTTAGTAATATTCTCTGGTGTGATCATCGTTGCATACGGGCGAATACCGCTTGCCATCTCTTGTGCAAGTGTTTCAATGTTCTCTGCTTGTGGCTTATCAACCCCAACCCATACTGAACCATAAATCATTGCGTATGTATTACACTGCTTTAAGAACCCATCTATTGTTGTTCCATCTAAATCTACATCTTCAATGAATGATTCTACCATTGGATTACCTTGTAGATTAGAGAACGCTCTAACAGGTGTTGTTCTAAACAAGAAAGACTTGTATGTATCTACTACCAACTTACATGCATTTTCTAACGCTGTGTAGTTTAATCTATTTGAGTATTGATCGCCTGGTGCTTGATCTTCGTTGATGTATTTACGGAGCATCTCAAGTTGTCCCGCACGGTAGTCGAAACCACCATTGTAAGATGCGATTAAATAACGCCAGCGTGGTAGTTGCTCGGCGTAGTTTGGATGCACCCCTGTTAATTGTTCTGCTGTTAAAATAGCCATTGCTATGCTCCTTAAAATACTCCGAACGTCTTCGGGTTTTTTCGTGTTACTTCTCTCGTTACCGGGAATAAGAATTCTACCCCATAACCAACTGCATCAGACATGTGATCCAGTCCTGTGGATTTTTCTGGCACCTGTGAATTCTCTTTGTAGGTATGCCGTGAGAGTGATTTAATTACTTCTTTACAAGAAGGATCAACAAACAATCGTCTATCGCCATTAGTATTTAGTAGTAGAGAATTGACTGCATTTATCCTGTCTTTTATTGCTGGATGTCTTGATTTCGCAAGAACCTTAAAGCCAGCGTTTTGTAGAATGCTGTGATCTGTACGACCTCCACTCTTAGTAGATCGTGCTGAACCAGCAGGGTCTGGAAATGCTGTTACTGCTTGTGTTGGATATCTATTACGCATCTCTTGTGCAAGTTCATCTGTGTTAGAACCATAGATACATATTTCATCTATTATGTGTAGACCAGTTTTAGTTCTTATTACTACTGCTCCTACGATTGGATTAACGTTAAAGTCACAGAACAAGAATACTTCTTTAAGTTCTTCTTTTTCCCATTTTTTAATCGACTCTTCCATATCAAAGTTGTAATAGATTAGACCTGAGTATGTCTCAAATGTTGCAAGATATTCTTGGTTGAATACTTTAACTGAAAGATCGTTCTTGGCTGCTTCAATCTCTTCTGTTGGGACATTCCCAC